AAGAAGTTCACCGTCCTTGAGGACAACGTGCAGACGCGTGCGCTGATCTGGCCGGGCTCGACCAGCACGTCAACCATCGTGCCCGTGCCCCAAGACATCCTCATCGCGTTCGAGACCCGACGCGGCGGCATTGTGCGCCGCAAGATCACCTCGAACCGCGCGCAGGTCAGCGTTGACGGCGGCATCAAGGACGACGAGCAGGACATGACCGCAGTCACTCTCGTGGCGACGATCTTCCCCGACGCGACGACCAAAGAGCTGTTCATCGAGCAGGGCAAGCCGACGATCGCCTCGATTGCGATCACGCCACTGACTCTGGCGCTGTCCCTGGCTGGTGCGTTCATCAAGACGCTGGTGGCAACCGCCACCTACTCGGACGCCACGACGGGCGTCGTCACCGCTCAGGCGAACTGGACGTCGAGCGTCCCTGCGAAGGCAACCGTGTCGGCTGGGTACGTCACCGGTCTGGTCGCTGGCGTGACGAACGTGTCGTGCACCTACGGCGGCGTGACGTCCACGGCGCCATCGGTGGTCACGGTCACCTGACCCACCTGATCGACCGGCCGGGTCTTTCGCCGCGATTCACCCGGCCGGTCTTCACTCCTGTAGTCGCGGCAACACCATGAAGGAGAATCGCGATGCCTGAAATCCCCACGGGCGCAACCGTCCCGTCCGATCACAAAAAGAGCGCCGCCCAGATCGAAGCCGAAGGCGCCGAGACCACCACCGTCACCTGGCGCGGCCACACGTTCACCATCGCAACAGACCCCGACGACTACCCCATCGCGGTCGTCATGGCGTTCGAGAACGGTCGGAACCTCACCGGTCTGGAGATCCTCTTCGGGCCGAAGCAGTGGGCCGAGTTCACGAAGATTGCGAAGACCAAGCGTGACGCCACGTCCCTTCTGGAGACGATGGGTGAGGCGCTCGGGTTCTTGGGGGAATAGGTGGGTTGCTGCGTCTCCTGCGTAAGCACGACGACGCGGTAGAAAACGACCTCTCCCAATACCACCAGATCGACTACCGGGACCGGTGGCGTTTCGACGCGGACGGTGCCCGCAAACTCACGCTGCGGATGATCGCGGTTCGGGTCAAACACCTGCCGGAGGACTCCGCGACGGCCATCGCTACCGGCGGCACTGGGTGGACGTTGACGGATCACCTGCTCGCGGACGTGTTCCATGCGACTGGTGGCAACCCACACCCGTGGAAACCCGCGCAGGCCAAGGGTTCCGACCCTGCCCACGAGAAGGCGAAGCGTGAGGCCAAGGCTCGCGGGCGCGAACGGCAGCGGGCTATCGACGCCGGCGAAATCACATGATCTGTCGGTCTGATCGAGTAGACTGGAGCCAACGCAAGACCCCCGCGCAGGAGCGAACCTGCCGGGGGCGTGACCGACCGGGAAGGGTCGATATGAGTAAGGCTACCTGTTCAGCCGCCGACTGTGAGAAGAACGTTCTGGCTCGCGGTCTATGTGTCACTCACTACCACCGTTGGCACGAAACGGTGCGCCCATTGGACAGAGGTAGCCGTCCCTGCAAAGGCTGCGGGGAGCCGATCTACAGGACCGCTGACATCGGGCCTATCAAGCACTACCACTCGCCAGACTGTCGCCCTCGTTGCTCGGTCGATGAGTGCGCGAGCCCGGTCCAGAGCAAGGGAATGTGCTCGGCTCACGCAACCCGAGCAGCCCGGACGGGTGACCCTCTCACTCCGCTTAGGCGTCAACCGAACGTCGGCACATGCTCAGTCGAAGGCTGCGATGAGCCGATGCGCAAGACAGGTTGGTGCGCCAGCCACTACGCGCAATGGCAGCGGTCAGGTGAGGACCCGAAGCCATTCGGCTACAAGTGGGGCTCCGATGATGTCGGGTACATCGGTCTTCACGGGAGGATTCGCTCCCAACGTGGTCGCGCGGACGCGCAGACGTGCCAGCACTGTGGCGGGCCAGCCGCGCAATGGGCATACGACCATTGCTGCCCCAATGAACGCACGTCAGAATCTGGCCCGTTCAGCATTGACCTAGAGCACTACATCCCCTTGTGCGTCTCGTGCCATAAGAGGTTCGACCTGTCGCAATAAGCCCAGAGAGCAAGGTGATGAGGGAATGAGCAATATCGGTTATTCCACGCTCTAGCGTCATACCGAGCGCCAAGGGCTTCGGTGCCGCGCTGACCAAGGGCATTGCCCCGGAGATGGCCGTGGCGGGCAAGGCCAGTGGCATGTCGTTCGGCAAGGCCATGGCCGCGGGTATCGCCTCTACCGCGCTCATCGGTGTCGGTGTGATTACTGGCCTCGGCGCGATCGGCAAGACGTTCCACGACATGGAATCGACCATCCGTGTTGGCACCGGCGCGAGTGGCAAAGCCTTGGATGGGCTGGTTGCGTCGGCGCTCAACGTCGGCAAGAAGGTCCCGTCGTCGTTCGAGGACATTGGTAAGACGGTCACGGCGCTGAACGTCCGGCTCGGGCTGACCGGGCCGACGTTGGAAACCTTATCCAAGCAAGCCCTGATCGCCGGGCGGATCACGAAGCAGTCGTTGGACCTGAGTTCGCTCAGCGGGTCTTTCAACGCCTTCAACGTCAAGAGCAAGGACATGTCCAAGGGTCTTGATGACCTGTTCCGGATCTCTCAGGCCACCGGCACGCCCATCAATGAGCTCACGGCGGCTGCCACCAAGGGCGCCCCGGCGTTCCGGCAGTTCGGTATGTCGTTCAGCACCAGTGCGGCCCTGATCGGTGTCCTGGACAAGGCTGGGATCAACTCCGGCAAGACGATCATGGCGCTGACGATTGGTCTGACGAAGTTCGCCAAGGAGGGCAAGGCTCCGGAGCCTGCGCTGCGGGCCACCATCGCCCAGATTACGGCGTTCACCAAAGCAGGCAAGGACGCTGCTGCGATCAAGCTGGCGGCGAGCATCTTCGGCACCCGTGGCGCGGCTCAGTTCGTGGCTGCGGTGAAGTCTGGGAAGGTCAACCTCGACGACATGATGAAGTCCGCCGGCGCGGGCAACGACACGATCCTGAAGGCGGGCACTGCTGTCTCCACGTTCAGCAGCAAGTGGTTGATGTTCAAGAACAACGTGCTGATTGCTGTGAAGCCGCTCGCGGACGCAGTGTTCAAGGCGTTCGGCGACGGTATGCAGTTCATGATCGACACCGGGCTACCTGCGTTGCAGAAGTTCGGCGCCGCACTGTCGGAGAAGGTCATGCCGATACTGAAGAAGATCGGCGACTTCATCACCGGCACCGCACTGCCCGCGATCAAGAACTTCGTCCAAGGTTTTGCGGACGGAACAGGCGCGGGCGGCAAGTTCCGGGACATCCTCCAAACCATCTACGACAAGGGCATCGTCCCGCTCGCCACCTTCATTACCGGCACCGTGCTGCCCGCGCTCGGGAACCTCGCGACGTGGATCACCGGCACAGGCATCCCTGCGCTGTCCACATTCAAGGACTGGGTCATCCAGAACAGGGACACGCTGAAGGTCCTCGCTGAGTTCATCGGCGTCGTCCTACTGCCTGTGTTCGCTGACATGGCGGTCAAGGCTGTCGCGTCCGCTGTGACCCAGTCCGGAGCGTGGGTGTCCACGAAGGTCGAGGCTGTCACGTCCGCGCTGTCGCAACTCGGGTCGCACTACATCATCGTCGGCGGGTGGGTGATGTCTACCGCCAAGGCTGTCGCGTCCGGTATCACGACCGCCATCGTCTGGGGCATGTACAAGGCTGAGGCGATCAGCGGCGCCGCCACCTACGTCTGGTCTCTGCTCGTGATTGCTGGCGGATGGATCGCGACCGCTGCGACTGCCATGGCTTCCGCGGTGGTCATGGCCGCCGCGTGGGTCATCGGGCTCGGGCCTATCGGATGGGTGATCGCAGCCATCGCCGCAGTGATCGCGATCATCGTGGTCATCGCTACGAAAACGACGTGGTTCCAGACCGCGTGGGAGTACATGACTGGAGCGGTCGGCGCCGCGTGGCGTTGGTTGTGGAACACAATCCTGGCGCCGATCTTCCGGTTCGTCCTCGACGGCATCGGTTCGATGATCGGCGGGATCTCGAACATGCTCCTGGCGCTCGGCCACGTCCCTGGCTTCGGTTGGGCAACGGACGCAGGTAACACCATGCGCGGGGCTGCTGATCAAGCCCACGCGCTGGCCAACGGCATCACGAACATTCCCGACCACAAGAACATCACGGTCACCATCAATGAGGTCTACACCGGTGGTCGGTCCGCGGCCCAAGGCCCCGGCGGCGGCGGCGGCATGGTTGCCCACAACGCCCTCGGCACCAACAACTGGCGTGGCGGGCCGACGTGGGTTGGTGAGCGTGGCCCGGAGATCGTGAACCTTCCTCGCGGCTCGCAGGTCATCCCGAACAACAAGACCGGTGGCGCCGCCGGTAGTAGCGCGGGCGCAACGTCCGCTGACATCAAGGCTCTCGGTGACCGGATCGGCGCGGAACTGCAACGTCAGGCTCAGACCATTCAGACGATGCAAAGGCAGATGGCCAAATGACCACCGTGACCCTGACGTTCGCTGACACGTGGCTGACGTTGGCCGCTGACCCGACGCTGTCCGTCCACGCCACCGACCCGGAGCGGTCTCACCACGCCGAGACGGCTGGGGAGTTCCGGCCCTACGCGGGCGGGAGGATCCGGGTCATCACGTCCGCTCGCAAGACGGCCACGTTCCCGCTCACGATGCAGCTCCTGTCCGATGCTGAGGTGGCTCTGTTGGAGTCGTGGCAGGGGCAGGTTGTCCTGCTGCGTGACGGTGCCGGGCGCAGGGTCTACGGGTCCTATCTGGCGGGTGAGGTGGAGGAGTTCTACGACGCGGCCGGGACGCTGAGCAACATGGCGCTGACCTTCACCGAGCTCACCTACCTCGAGTCGGTTTGACGTGCAGAACCTGACCGCACCTCCACGGGCCTCGCTGAGCGCCGCCCAGGTGACCGCGCTACTCGTGGCCCCGGACCTGTCCGTCGACTTCGGTGTCGAGCTCCTGAGCCCATCCCTGGCCCTGCTCGAGGACATCAGCGCAGACGTCTCAGGCGGGTCGGTCAAACGCGACATGCTCGCCAACGTCCACGGCACGGTTGACCTGATGATCAGCCGGGCTCTGGCCTGGGGTCGTGACAGGGTCCGCCCGTACATGCTGCTGTCGTCGGCGACGGCTGGCGTGACCTCGGCTCGGTTCAACGCCGGCGTCTACGTCCTGACATCCCCGAAGCGCCCGATCGGCGAGACCCCAACGACGTACAGCGTCACGGGTTTCGACCTGTTGCACCTGCTCCAGAGCTCTGTCGGCGACACCTACGTGGCCACTGCGGGCACGACGTACCTGACCGCGATCTCGGCTGTCCTGACCGCCTCGGGTGTGGGCGGGGTGGTCCTGATGGACGGCACCCTCGGCGCGACGGTCCTGCCCGCGGACCGGGTGTGGGCGTTGACGGACTCCGACCCCGCAACCTGGTTGCGGGTGGTCAACGACCTGCTGGCCGAGATCTCCTACCGCGGGTTGTGGGTCGATCAGGACGGCGCCTTCCGCAGCGAGCCCTACCGTGACCCGTCCGTCCGCGCCGTCGAGTGGGTCTTCGACGTGGCGAACCAGCGGACCAACATCATCGGCCAGCCGCGCACCGAGACCGCGGATGTGTGGTCGGCGCCGAACCGCTGGCGGTTCGTCCGCAAGGCCATGACGGTCAAACCTGTTGAGAGCGCTGGGATCTACACGGTCACCAACCAGTCGTCGGGCTCGTCGTGCGTGGACTCGGTGGGCCGGTTGGTGAAGGCCCCGACCGCCTACTTGGACGCCGCGGATCAGGCGTCCCTGGTGGCACAGGGGGATCAGACGGTCGCCTCGGACAAGTCCTCGACGCGGCTGATCGAACTGACCACCGGCCCGTTCCCGATCGCCAGCCATTTCGATGTGGCCATGCTGCTCGACCCTGACCTTGGAGCCCCCGTGAAGGTGCAGGCGCGCTCGTGGTCGATGTACCTGTCTGGCGCGGACGTCCAGTGGGTGTGGGAGGTGGTGGGCTGATGGCTGACCAGCAGATGCCCGCAACCGTCACCGTCGCCTCGCCGCTGCGCGTGGTGGTGGATGGTGCGACGGTCGACTGTCCGGCAATGACGCTGGACGCTGCGACCTACACGGTCGACCAGCGGGTCACGGTCACTGTCCGCAACCCGCTTGCCCCGCTGATCCTTGGAGCCGAATCATGACACTGCGCACCGATGCCATCGCCGCGTACACCGCGTCGCAGAACTCCCGCACCACTGAGGCCCGGACCGCCCTCGGGCTCGTCGTGACCCCGTTCGTGGTGACGCCGATGACGGTCGCTGACACCGTGGTGACGGACACCTACACCCTTGTTGTGTTCACGGATGGCGACGTGCATCTTGGGGTCCGGTCCACGGTTGCTGATCCTGGCTGGCTGGTGTACTTGGTGACCGGCACGGTCGGCGTGTGGACGCAGCTGGCGCAGGTCACGTCTCTGGCGCAGTTGGGTGGGGTCCTGCCGGGTCTGGTCCTGCCACCTGTGACGACTCCGGCGTGGTCGGCTGGTATCACCGTGCTGGTGGGCGCGCTCTGCACCTATGGCGGGTTCACGTGGAAGGCGTTGAAGGGGCTGACGACCAAGGTCGGCGAAGAGCCGCCGAACGCGCCAACTCTCTGGGTCAAGGCATGACCCGCCTTCAGGCTCGGAGTAACACATGACGATCGCTTTCGTCGCGTCCAATACTGGCTCGGCAACATCAGGCACCACGATTGTGGTGACTAAGCCGACTGGCACGGTGTCGGGCCATGTGATGCTTGCTCAGGTCGCTGCGTATGCGGGTGTCACCATTACCCCGCCGTCCGGGTGGACGCTGGTGCAAGGCGGTGGCACATCCGGTGGCTTGGAGTACGGCGTCTACGTGCGGGTTGCGGGCGGAAGTGAGCCAGCGTCCTACACGTGGACGTTTAACACGAGCGTGTCCAATGCGGTGGCTGCGATTGCCACCTATTCCGGGGTGAACAATGCCACCCCTGTCGATGTGTCTGGGGTGGCAACTGCCACCGGCACAACCCTGACCGCACCCTCTGTGACGACTGCGTGGCCCAACACGGTGGTTGTGTCTTTGTTCGGCGTGAGTGGGGGATACGCGCCGACAATCCCTGCGGGCACGACCAGTCGTGCAGCCATCTCGGTCGCTGGTATGGTCAACCTCCGGATGGTCGATGTTGCCCAACCGGCCACAGGTGCTTCGACAGCGCAAGTGGCAACTGTTGCCAGCGGCTCCCCATCATCGGCTTCCGTGACGGTGGCTTTGCGGGAACCCAACCACGCCCCCAACGCGCCGACCCCGAACAGTCCGGCCACCGGCACGACCGTGGATCTGGGCGCCACCAACCGCTTCGGCTTCACACCCTCTGACCCGGACGCAGGCGACTCACAATCGGCGTTCGACCTCCAGTACCGGCTCGGCACGGGCGCGTGGACGACGGTAAGCCAGACGACACCGAACAGTTTCTGGGATGCCACCGGTGGAACCTTCACTGCTGGGTCCTACGAGTGGCAGGTCCGCACCTACGACGCGCTCGGGCTCGTCGGCCCATGGTCGGCGTCGTCGTTCTTCACCGCCGCCAGCACTCCCGGCGTCCCATCCATTACCGCGCCTACGTCCGGCAGCACGATTAGCGCATCATCGGCGACAGTAACGTGGTCGACCTCAGACCAGACCGACTATCAGGTCCGCAAGATGGACGACGTCGCTGGGGTGGCGGGGACCACCGTCTACTACGACAGCGGCGATGTGGTCGACTCGATCACCCGCTCAGTGAGCGTCGCGTTCCCGATCAACAACCGCTGGGAGCACATACAGGTCCGGGTCAAGGCTGCCGGGCTGTGGTCTGCGTGGGCTGACTGCCGGGTGTACGTGTCCTACACGCCGCCGATGGTTCCCTCTGTCGTGGCGTACCCCGACAGCGCCACGGCGTCTATTGCAGTGGTCGTCACCAACCCGGTCCCGACTGGCGGTGAGCCTGTGGTGTCCTACAACGACATCTACGTGTCATCCCCGCTGGACCCTGAGATCCGGGCCGCGACACTGGTCCCGCCCAATTCGATGTGGACGTGGAAGCGCCCCGGAGCGGTGCGGGCCTACCAGATCCGGGCGGTTGCGGTCGGCACCAACGGGACGACCTGTGACTCGATCGACGGCGTGCCACCAACCCCACCTGTTGACGAAATTATTGACGGAGGCGTGCTGTGACCACTGTGCGGATCAAGTACCGGCAGAACACGGCGGCGGGTGCTGCCGCGGACAATCCCGTGTTGCTCATGGGTGAGCCGGGTCTGGAGACGGACACCGGCAGGACCAAGTTGGGCGATGGGGTCACGGCGTGGCTTGGGCTGCCCTACGACATCGATACGACGACTGCGATCCTCGTAACACAGAAGGGTGCCGCGTCTGGTGTTGCCACGTTGGACGCGGACGGACTTATCCCTGCCGCGCAGATCGGTGGCAATGTAGCCCAAGCATCAGCAACAGCAACAATAACTATTCCCCCTGGTGCTTGGTCTCCCGCAACGGGAGCGTCTGTATCAATGGTTTGTGGTGGTCCTTCTGATGTATTCATGGTCACTGCGATTTTTGACGTAAACGTAACCACGGCTGGCGCAGCGAACTTTGAGGGAATCGCCCTCGTTGATGGTAACCCTCTTGGTGGCGCTTTGGCTTTCTCCCAAGTGGCTTACTTCGGGCTGAACAATATTGGGCGGGCCACCGTCTCGGTGGTGTACGTCGCTACCGGCCTCGCACCTGGTAATCGAGGGTTCAGTCTTAATATCGTTAAGGATGTCGCAGTGGGTGTGGCCCAAATCATGAAGGATTCGACGACGATCACCGTTCTCAAGGTGCGCTGACCTGATGCAGATGGCACTGGTTGACCCCACCGGCGTGGTCGTGGGCCTGCTCGACTGGGACACCGCCCGGACGTTCACCCCACCCCGCCCATATGGCCCGGCACTGAGCGGCCTGATCTGACCAACCCCCCGAACCCCGCCCGCCTCGGTCATGAGGCGGGCGGAGCCGAACCAACCCAACAGACGGGCTGACAATGACCGAGGTTACACAGAGACCTGACCCAACGGCACGCACCCTTGAGACGCTGCACCGCGAGATCACCTCCGTGCAGGAGTGGGCTGACCTTCAACTCAACAGTGCCGCCGCCATCTCTGCCGAGCGGTTCGCCTCCCAGTCCCGAGAGGATGAGATTCGAGAGGCTCACCGCCTCGAACTGAAAGCGGACAACCAGCGAACCGTTGAGACCGCGATGATCGCCGCTGAGAAGGCCGTGCAGGCGGCGCTGGCAGCAGCGGAGAAGGCCCGCGATCAGCAGACCATCGCCTCCCAGTTGGCCACCACCAAGGCTGAGGAGGGCTCCAAGGAGCAGATGAAGCAGCAGGCGGAGACGTTCTCCACTGCCATCTCTGGCCTCAACGTCGGATTCAGCGACGTGAAGAACATGCTGGGCGAGCTCCGCGCCGAGAAACGTGCTGGCCAAGAGAACTCCACCGAGCATCGCGCGAACTCCGCGCAGGTGATCGCCCTCGCTGCGGTCATCGCGTCCGTCCTCGGCGGCGCGTTCACCGCACTCCTCGTCAAACTGTTCGGAGGCTGACGATGTGGGATAAACGCGCGTTCGTCACCTCAGTCCATGACGGGGACACTCTCACAGCCTCACTTGACCAGGGCTTCGGCGACCTCAAAGAAGACATGCACCTCCGCCTCCTCGGTGTCTACGCCCCAGAGCTGAAACAGCCGGGCGGACCCGAGACCCGGCAGTTCGTCGT